AGACCTCTGATTTTTAATATTCTGTTAAATTGAACTGTAAAAATCCCTCCCAAATCAAGTGTATTTTCAAAGAAATATTCACCTGATGTTTTTAAGGTGCCACCAAAATCTATGTTCTGTAAATAACCCTCTTCAAAATCTGCTTTGTCATCTATTAAATCATCAGTTGCTAATACTAAAGCGTCAAATTCACTAGAATAAAAACAATCATTTCTTTGACCTGGAAAAGGTGCAATCCCTTGATCTTCTCTAGTAGTTTGAACTAATAATTTTGGAAGTTCATCAGGTAAATTTATAACAGCACTTGTAGCATTTTCTGATTTGTTATTTTCTTTATCCTTAAATTTAACAAGATATTCTCCATTCATTAAAGGTACAATTAAATAATTAGTAGTAGCAGAAACTTCTCTTAACAAAGTGCTGTCAGGCCAAACACCAGTGCCATCTGTTAGAGGTGAATGTCTTATAATCGCAACTAATTCATCTCTCTCTCCTTGATATGTCGGATCTATACCCCATTTCACAATTGCCTCGTTTTTTGTTGAGGCTTCAACAGATACATTTTGTGGGTCTGGTGGTAGTAATACAGGTGTATCCACAGGAGAACCTGACTCAGGTATTGAAGATTTAGGAATGGTGATTTTTTTATAAATAAAATCTGATTTTTTATTATTTGGTGCAACACCAACTGCCCTTACATAAAATCTGACTTCTGACTCAGGTAATAAATTATCTATTTCAAATATAGTGTTGTTTGTTGTTGCTTTTCTAAAAGATCCATCACCTATTCGATATTTAATATCAAATGAAACTGAAGGCCCATTTTGACCTCTAGACCAACTAATCACTGCTTTACTATTTGCCATAAATATTAATTAACAGTTATAACAGAATGTTGCAAATCTGTAGGTGGTGTTGGTCGTTCATCAAAAGCTGTAATGTCTGTATATTCTAAAGCTGAATTTGTATCAGCAGCAGCATAAATTGAATCATTGAACTGGACACCCTCTATTGTATAAGTACCGTCATTATTGTCTATTACATCAATACACCTAAACTTTTGATGCTGTAATGTAGATGAAGTAATCGTATAAACAGATTGTGATTGCGGTTCGGCAGAAAAAGCTGCTGTGGTAACAATTGCACCTGACACTGCACTTATTGTTTTAGATTCCACTGTTCCATCTGGTAGTGTGCAATTTAAAGTAAAAGAAGTAGGGTTGCTACTTAAAACAGAAGATAAATCTTTGTCTAAAGTAATTGAAGTAGTAGTCGCACCAGTGGATATTCTTCCAGCCCTTTGTACACCCTGACGCATTTCATCTGCTACTGCAAACACTTGACTTGGTAAAACAGCTAACCCATCTAAACCAGTTTTAAAAACAACAACTTCTCCATCTAGTTCTTCACTTTTTAAAATCCATGTACCTAATCTTTGTGCCTGATATTTTGAAGAACAACCAAATGCCACTATATCTTTTACCTGATAACCATATTTTGTAATTAAATCATAATCTTCAACAACAACTACATTTGGTTTATAAAGATTATCTGGATCATTATATCTTACCCTTATTGAAGTTGATCTTGTTTTTAAAGACGTTCCAGTATATGTAAAGACACCACCTATGACATTGGCATTTGTATAAAGATGAACAGGATCAACATCTGAACCGTCAAGATTGCCATGATCTGCCCCTACATTCACTGTATTAGCAGCCCAATATGTCATACCTCTAAATGTACTTGCAAGGTTCTGAAGCACTTTATAAGCTTCATTTTGTGCGCCAATAACAGTATTTATTGCAAACCTTGGTTCATTACCACCCTCAGGTGTTTCCACAAGTTGATTTGCATATTGAGCAAGGGGATATAAATCAACCCAACTAATATTTGATGCCGTTATAAAATCACCAGCCCCATGTTTATCAGAGGTCAACATATCAAAAAAAATACAAACAGGGCAAGTTGTCCAATGTCTTCCAACTGCCAAACTTCCATCAAAAGAACCAGTAAATCTTAAACTACCATCAGATCTTACAGTTGCGTTATGAGGAATTTTTACACGCATACCTTTTACCAAATATGCTCTTGTTGGTAAAGATGCAAAAGCTTCAGTAGATAAACTTAATCCAACACAGGCTGTAAACGGATAACGACTTTTAAAATCTTGTCGTTCAATCATTGAGGTAAGAATTACTCTATTGGCTCTTGTACCCTCCAACGGTGTATTTATATCTATATCTTCAAATTGTTCTTTACGGACTTCATAATCATTTTCTCTGTTTGTAAGTTTTTGAATTTTAAATAAAAAAGGAGCTGTGCGAGGTTTTCCATCTTCATCAAATTCTATATTTATTCTTGGGGTTTTGAATTGATAAGAAGAAGTGCTAATGCCAGTAAAAGTTTTATCATATTCTTCATTAAAAGCTGTGCCTTTTGATTTTAAAAGTATTCTAATCCTAGTTGTTGCATTAAATAGTTGTCCTCTAGCAATTCCCTCCATAGCAGTGCAAAATAAAGCTGGAATTGTAAAAAGAAATTCAACTGAAGTTGTATCATTATCAGTAATTTGTTTTATAGTTTTTCCAAAACCATAATTTCTTTCAGTTACTTTATTTTTATTATTTTTTGTTTCGCTGTAATTTGAACCGATTTCCTCTGAAAAATTAACTAAATTTGACGCTCCACCTGTTTGGTAACCAGACAATAAATCTTGATCTTTTGTTCCTGTTCTAAGTGTATAAGTAAAATGTTCACTGCTGACGTTATTTACTGCTCCCGTCTGAACTGGTGTTTCATCTAAAAAAATTCCTTTTTTTGCTCCTTCAATACCTTCTATCTCCCCCTCACAAAGCAAATCAATGATTTTTATAGTAGATGTAGAATTTAAAGCCATAATTACTCTTTCTTTAAGTTATATCCCATTCCTTGAACAATAAAAACAGCTTGACCAAAATCAACTGATGTATCAATTATTTTTATTCTTACCACATAATTTTCTTTTCCTTCAATAAATTGAAAGGGCAATTTTGCAAAATAATTATATTTTTGTTTTTTAAAAGTCAAACCTTGTATAGTCGCCTGATTATTTAAAACTAAATTTTGCGTATCTCTTTCCTTTATCTCTATCGCATAAGTTATGAAACCATCAATTCTTGTTGTGTCTTCATTACCAACAAAATCAATTAATCCACCAACTCTAAAATGAATTTGAAAATTATCATGATTAGTATCACCATCATTACTTCCTTTAATATTAGCTAAAAATTGTTCTTCTTTTTTTAAATCTACAAACCTAGGGCCTCGCTCAGTTGGTAGCGCACCTACAGTATCAGGTGTTTCTGTATCAGCAAAACTTGCATGAATATATCTTTTAGTTCCACTTGGAGTTTCTACTCTACCACCTCTTTTTGCTTCTAAACCACCTGCCGTTGTATATACAAATTTCAATTCCTCACCATTCAACCGCACTGTATCTAAGCCTGCTGGTCTAATAAATTCCATCAAAGGATCAGATTCATTTGCTATTTCAATATCTGTACTTAAAATATGACCTCCAACCAAAGCTTTTCCATAAACAACAGGTATTGTTTTACCTAAACCAACAGTATTAGATGGCCCTGTATAACCATAACTTTGCGAACCATCTGCCCCTCTTGTAATACCACCAGCACCACCAGTAAAACCTGATAAAGGTACATCAAATTCAAAACTAGGTAGTTGTGGTTGTGGTGAAATCATATCTGAAACACCTTGAAGAACAAGACCAACACCTAAATTTGCTCCTATAGTGGCAATAGCACCTGTCCCAGAAATACCAAGTAATGATGTTCCAAACCCAGCACCAACTCCACCAGTGGCAACAACTAATGCAACTCCACCAATTGCTTTTAGGGTTTCACCACTACCTGTAATCACAGGTGTTATCACTAAATCATGTTTTCCTAAAGGTAAATGTAAATCATCATAATTTAGTTCTTGATCTACTTGTGTTATCTGATATGAAATGCCTTGTTCGTGAGAAGTCGCTAAGTGTTTAGCAAAATCAGGATAATTTATACATAAAAGTTTTATAGCATCTGCTGGAGTTCTTAAATTATGATAGACATGAGTTTTACCCCACCTATCACCTAATTCATCTAGCAGCAGAATTTTATGCTGCATATCTAAAACACCCAACAGTTCTTTTTCTATAATAATGGTTAAAGTATTGAGAACAACTAATAGACTCAAATTTTTGATGCAGTATCATATCATTTTTTAATAAAACAGCACCGTGCATCGGTTCTTTAGTCCATATTTTCATTACCAAAACATCATTAGGTTTTCTTTGATTTAAATCAACTTCATAAAAATTTAATTTATTTGCATTTTTTAGAAAAATACTCTCACAAGTTTCAAAACTTTCTGGCCGTTCATAATCTGGCAAATTGATGCCTAGTAAGGCATAATAATCACGCACTATAGAATAGCAATCAAAAACACCATATTGCCATTGTCTTCCTATTAAGGATTTATAATTTGCCATATGTCCTGTGGTAAAAGATAAACGTACCAAGGTATTTTTGTTGCTTTACAAGCTTTTTTATCTGGTTCGCTTGCGTTTCCACCTTTTGGGTGAGAATGAACAATATATTGTAAATAACCTTTTGATCTAGCTTTTAAAAAATCTTTTGGGTGTATTGCAAAATTATTTTCTGGGGTATCTGAAATGTTACTGCAAGGATAATAAACATCATTTACAACAATCCCACAAGACTCTCTCGGTGCTTCCTTTATTGCGTGTTGTTTTGCAGTTTCTTTAAATATCATCAAATCTTTATTCTTGCATTTAAAAATCCACCAAAAGGCACTTTATTATCTCTACTTGGAAAACGTTTTAAACAACTTGAATATTTATGACCACATTTGTCTTCACTTTCAGAGCTAACTGATTCATCATTTATGTTAAAATATCGTTTCTCATTATATCCACATTGCGTTCCTCTATATAACCAAGGACAATGCTCCACAATTTGTCTTTTAGGTAATCTAAGATTCTGTAAATTAATTTTACCAACAAGTTCAAAAACTACTGACTCAGGTGTTTCTGATGCAACTCTATCTATATACCAGATGTCATCTGTCTGTGCTATCGCATCTGGATCTGCCGTTGAATTTGTTCCACTGGAAAAGTTTACAGCATCAAGAAATTTTTTATGTGTTTGAATCCTTTTTAGTTCTGCATTTAAAGGATTATATAAAAGCATTAAATTTGTTATTGCATTATCAGCATTTGCAACAGTAAAAGTCGGTCGAGGTAATGTTCCTTTTGTAACCTTATCAAAACCTTTTACCTGTACAGGTGCGGCTACATAAGTTTGACTATTAAAAACAATATTACTTTTAATTTCATTAGTTCCAGCATGATAATAATAAATTTGATCTACACCATTAACAGCAGCAGTAAGTTTCAATTCAAATAAGGTAATTAACGCAGAAGGTTCTAATTTTTGTATTTCTTCACTAATTTTTGAAGATGTTGGTGAAACTTGCTTACTTGTCATGCCTCAGCTACTTCCTCAAATTTTGCGCTTATTGTAGCCCTATTTAAATAAGGTATTGTTTTATTCCAATCTCTACAAATGAGTTTTTTACTAGCACTTTCTCCTGGTGGAGTGTAATCAAAGTTTTCCACACCAGCCCTAGCATCAAGAAAAGTTTCAATCTCATCTGCGTCTGTTTCACTTATATTTTCCCATTTAAGACTATATACTTTTAAATTTTGGTTTATACCAAAGGTAGACCGTTGAGAATACCCCGAACCAAATTGGGCAATACGAATGTTTGGTTTAGATGTTTTAGTTAGCCCATAAGTAGGATTTACTGTTGTTGGAAAACTAGCCATTAACTTAATAAACCTCCGGACATTTTTTGATTTACAATTTCAGCTTGTACTGCTGATGCTATAGCTTCACCTAATCGTGCAGCAGATTGGTCGTCACCTTCTACAGACGATCCAGAAGCATCTACATTAACCACCACACTGGTAGAACCTCCAAGAGCATGGTTTGGTGTAACCATACCAGAAACTCCTGGCGTAAACAATTCTGGACCCTTTTCACCAACAATATAACTACCGCCACCTTTTACTGGTCCTCCATTTGCTTTAAAAATACTTCCTAATAAACCTTCTCCTGGAGTAAATGTACCAGCAACATTACCAAAAATTCCTAAATTTAAAAATGAATTTGCCATATTATTTAATACATTTCTCAAGGCTTCATTTAAAGTCTGAGTTCCTTGAATTAATCCTTTTAAAGCATTACCCATATCTTGAGCCATGATATTACTTACTTGTCTCATAGGATCTACCAATGCTTTTGCATTAGCAACAACTTGTTCTTGCAAATTTACTTGAGCCTGTAATTTATTTATAGCGTCATCATGTAAACCATTTTCAGTA